TTTTTGAAAAAATGCTCCAATATTTCTAGTAACATTAGGATTGGTAAGGGCAGATGATACACCGTTTAATAATTCTTGTTTAGCATTTTGTTTAAGATCGACATCTTTAAAAGTATTATAAGTAGTACCCGCAGCTTTAATAGCTCCTAAAATATTTCCTTGCTGCAAGCTTTGTATTACTCCACCTGCTGCATCTACTAAACCACCCTGTCCCAAAATAGTTCTATTAGATCCAGGAGTAGCTATAGGACTTAACCTACGATCATAATTTTCATCTAAACCAAATTCTTTTACTACATTATCCGGTCTAGTACCATCTAATGCTCCATAATCATATACAACCGTTTCATAATCAATCGTCATTTGATTTTGCATGATACCATTGCCTTGATCATAATTGTAAGTATCATGATTAAAGGCAGTGATTATGGGGTTTATAAGCTTATACATTGTAAAATTATGTCTATTCAACCCATATACAATAATACTTTTAAAAAATGGAACTTTAACGTTACTGCTATTGTATGCATCAGCCGAAAAACCAAATTCATCACCTATTATATTATCCTGGTATATATTTCTATTGGCAGTTTTAAAAATTCCCGGAATAGCATCACGATAATTATATTTGTAATAAGCTTCCCAAAGTTTTGTAGCCTGGTTAGCATTATCATCATGAAATGTAATATTGATAGGTTCGTATTTTATTTTAGTTTGAATTATTCGTTTTCTATTGTATTGATTCATCTGAAAAGTATCAAATGAGTAACTAGGTAGCTTAATCTCTTTTACAAGTAAACCTAAATTCTGCCTGTTATCAAATCCGTTGGCATATATTTCTTGATTTATTTCAAAATAAGTATGAAAAAGAAATTTATACTTTGGAGCATTTTGATAGAAGTTAGGTCTAAACGTCTTAGATGCATGGGTAAAATCTCTAAGGTAGTCACTGCCGAAGAATCCTCCGACAGCGCCACGTAATAGATCCTGAAAAAATCCAGACATTTAAATACTACCGTTATTGTAGTTCATTAGCTAGGTGTATTTGAACCTATCCCAGTAGCAATACCTTGAGCAGCAGCATCAGCAACAATTCTACCAATACGCTGACCAACACCAGCAGTACCAAGAGTATCACCCTGAGTCTGAACTGCGTTATCATAACGAATTGTCAATGCTATTGATACAGCTTCACTAGTTGCATAGTTCAATTGCTGATAGTTTGCTTGTTGTAAGTAGCACCCATATAATTCCCAATTTTCTAGTACAACTGGTACAGCAGTTCCGTTACCACCATCTAGAACTTGAACGTTAACTTGGAATTTAAAATCTTGACCAGATGCAGCAGACGCTTGTTCTACAAAGTCTAATTGCTTTTGCAATTGCTGGCCTACTGCTTTAGAGACTGATCCTGATGCATCGTCCCTGATGTTAACAGTAACTGGTTGCCAAGTGTGTTTACCCGGTAAGTAAATTCTTGAGTTATAAACGTTTAGTGTAATCTCGTCAAACTGTACTTGTGGTCTGGTTACGTCCATTACTTGTTTTGTTAAGCTTAATCCGCCATCTACATCAACACCAAAGTTCAAGAAGTTAACCCTGAAACGATATTGTAGTTTTGGCATCAACAAGCCTTGGTTACCACCTGCGTTATCAGATGCTACTGTCATATTAAAAAGTGAATTACTCGCGGTTGCCACCTTTATTTCTCCTCTGGTCCTTTGACCATATTTGTTTTGTTTTTGCAATTATCAAAATGCCATCTAGACATGTTGTTAATGCCGCCCTGTTTATTGCAATGAGGACATATAACAGTTGGTCTGCTTCTTCCCATCAATGCCATTGAATGTTCTGGTCTCTTCTTACCAGTCATTGTAATACTTTGTTTTTTACACGATTCTTCTGAACGAGATACACCTGTTTTGGCTACTTTTAACTTTTCTTTATGTTCAGTAGTAAGTGGTACTCCTTTTCTAACCTCAACACTTTTTTCTAATGCATGTTGCGGAAGACTCCTACCTTTCTGTCTCAAACTTTTCGCAAGATTATCGGCCAATGAATGCTTTTTTAGCTTTTTACCCCTACATCTGGCGCTTTGTGTTCTACTAAACTCTGCTGATCTAACTAATCCAGCAGAACCATCACCGCCATCGGTTTTGTTACGTAGAATCCCTGTGGTATTATCTTTTCTACCATACCAACGAATAAGTCTTCGTTCTATAGCTAAAGACCCTACGTCGGTTAGGTTAGATTCGCATATCACTATTCTGTTCTTATCCTTAGGAGGATAGACTTCACCTTTTCCTTTTGTCCAAGCTCGGTTTCTTGATCCTTTACCTATATAATAAGGAGAACCATTACGGCGAAGATAAGCATAAACATAGAATGTTTTACCTGTATCTTTATATATAGCCATGTTATTTCTCCTGTTTTATATATTTATCTTTTTAGATGGGAGGGGGCTTAACCCCTCCCATCTATTTTATTATCTCAAACTAGTCGGTGCTGCACCGTCTAATGATGATGATAACTCACCTGTATTCAAGATACGAACTGGGATGTAGATAAATTCAGCAGCTTTTACTGGCTCAATCGCTACGTCTACGTAAAGTTCGTTTCTATCTATCCTAGCAGGTGTGTTGTTTGAATCATCACATACTACTAAGTAGTCGTACAATCCTCGTTTAGCCACTAAATCAACTAATAATGTTTGTACTACACCTGTTATTTGCTGTCTAGTTAACGCATCATTAGGCTCAAATACAAACGGTCTAGCAGCTATTGTTAACTGACGACGAATGTATGCTACTAATCTTGCTACGTTAATTCTATCCAGTGCGCTTTGTGAATTAAAACTAGATTTATTACCATAGTTTAGCAATCCGTTACCAGTAAAGAATACTAGAGGGTTGATAAAGTTTGTATACAACACATCTCTAATTCCAACTCTAGTTTTAGTGGCTTGGAATTCGCTTGTTTGAGCATCTAAATAACCGATACTTAATGCGTTATCAATAACACCTCTTCTAGTACCTGCTGGAGCAAACCAAGGATAAGCGATAGAGTCATTACGTAAAATAGTTCTTAACATCATGTGCGATGCTGGAACTACTACTTCATTTCCTGCCAAATCATTAGTCAATCCACTTGGGTAAAATAGACCCATATAAGTACTTCTAGTTACTAAACCTTCATCACCGGTAGAAGTTGCGCCGGCTGCGTTAGTAGCCCATGCTTGAATTGCCGTAGCAGTTTCAGGCAGTCTCATAGGAGTGTCACCAATAATAAATCCAGTTTCTCCTCTATCTGCGTTTAGCACAATCATATTTGCTTGCAATTCAGGATAGTTCGGAGTAGCAATCAAGTTAAAGAAGTTATCTTCATCTCTGATAGCAGTATTAGTGTCAATAGATGCTTTTAACGCCTGAACTACCATTGCTCTTTGAGCTTTGCGACCCATATAAGGAGCACCATTTGATTGTAACCCAGATACTGATACCCAAGCATCTTTTGCTGTTGGTAATACATCATCAGGGAAACTAGTAGAATTAAAGTAGTTAGTTATAAACTCTTTAACGTTATAACCAGAACGACGAGTATTGAATAACAACATACCTGTTGGATATAAGCTTGTTTCAGGTGCATCTAAGTCAAGATAGTTACTAGTTAACAAACTAACGATAGTTGGAACATCATCAGTTGCTGGATTAGTAGTTCCGCTTGTTGCCCAACGAGCATCAGCAAATACCACACCGTCTGGATTAACTTGATCAGTATTATCAATTCTTACCCACTGATCAGTACCATCAACACTTTGCCAACGATTGATGATAGGATAATTTTCTAAGTCACTAGTATCAATCCAAAGATCACCGTAAACCAATGCTGTTCCGTCTGACTGAAGAGTTGGCTCGCTTGCACTTACGATAGGACCAGCGGGATCAGTTGCGTTTACGCCTGATGGTGTAGGGAATCCATTAGCATCATAATTTTGATTCTTGTATCCTTTCCATCCGCCGCCATAGTTTACCATGACATCAACTTGATTTACTACACTATAGAACCAGTTAGTTCCATTAGTAGGTGCTTCAGTCAATGCTGTTGCGCTTGCAGTAGGATCAGCTTCAATCCAGTCAGATAGTAATGAAGTATAAACAACATTAGGAGTTCCTGATACAAAAGTTATGCCTTCTAACGCGCCTGCACCACTTACGGCTGTTACTTCAACTACTAAATCATTAGCAGGAGTAGCACCGCCTAAATTAGTACCTAGAACTGTAAGTTGATTTCCTATTACATAACCTGTACCTGCATTAGAGAAAGTTACAGGATTAACTATATAAGTAGAAAAAACCCCAACTGATATTACTGCTGCCGAGCCAGCACCACCAGTAACAGCAGGCGTGTATGTAACGGCTGAAACAGCACCTTGTTTAACGTAGTCAGTTGTACCTGCTACAAAGCCAGCAGTAGCTAAGAATCCTTCATCATCAGTAATTTGTATTACTCCGCCAGCAGTATGAGTAATAACTAAAGACCCAGACGAATTAACACCTATACTAGTGTAAGGTATTGCAGCAGCAGTCCATGCAGTTATAACGTCTTCTGCATCGTTGTATGGTACTGTATATGTCAAGCCTGTAGGTGTACCTGCAGTTGTAACAACTGCGGCGCCTCCTGAACTAGTTGATAAGGTAAATGTAGTAGTTCCATTCGTTGCAATAATATAATATG